GCCGCCGTGCTCGGCAAGCCCGGCGCAGAATTCGACCTGCGCGCCGCGGAAGTAAAACTCCCGCCCGGCGTGCGCCGGCATCAGCTTGTCGTCGTAGCGCACCAGCCGGTGCGCGTAGTACACCCGCCCGCGCTCCTTGCGCCGCTGGTGTACCACCCCGACCCAGGCGTCGCCGTGGCGAATGATCTGCGAGCCGCCGGACCAGCCGCCAAGCTCGGGGAACGACTCAAAGCAGAGCTTCTCCCGCGCCGGCAGCAGCTGGTACGACTCTGCCGGGTGGTGCGAGTACACGAACGAAAGCCGGTCGCCGTCGGCGCGCGGCATCCAATTCTTCTCCATCTCCCGGGCGTGCGGGCTGTGCAGAAACTCAAGCTCGTCAACCAGGCGGCCATCCAAGGCGCAGAGCGCCATCGTCGTGCGCACCCGGGGGCCGTGGTGCAGCCCCGAGGCCGTAAAGCGCCACCGGCCGCGGAACCAAAAAAGCCGCCCGTCCTCTAAGCCGTCCCGGCACGGCAGCCGCGAGACACGCTGCGAGGCGTCGTCCACGCGCTCGACCCGCGCCAGCGACAAGTCATCGCCAAGGTCGGCGATGTAGTTGACCGTATCCGGCCCCGGGTCGTCCCGGAACCAGATCCCGTCCGTCTCGCCGAGTTCGTAGTTGACGGCGCGGATGAGGCACCGCAACTCCCCGCCCGGGCCGACGGCCACCGACGGGTTACACGGCAGCATCGGCGCGCACGGCACCTCGAGGCGCACGAAGCGCCCCGCCGGCAGCCGCTCCGATAGGACTAGGCTGCCTTCTTCCCGGAGGGCGGAGGCGGCGCACCCTTCCCGCCACCCTTCGGCGGCTCCGGGGGCTGCGGCTTCTCGGGGGACTTCTTGTCGAGCCGGCGCTGGAACCGCGCCACGTCGCTTGGCTTTAGCATTCACGAGTACCTCACATGTGGATGGTCGATGGCATCGGCACCGCAAGGTCCTGCGTTGCCTGGGAGACCAATGGCGGCACCGCCGTCAGCACCCGCAGGTGCGGCAGCGCGTGCCACTCGAGCAGGATGTCCACCGGCGTGTTCGCGGGCTTGGTGTACATCTGCAGCGTCGGGATCGCGCGTCGTCGGTGCCAGATGGCGGCCGTGCATAGCGGGTACTTGATCTCCCACAGGCTCGCCGACTCCTTCTTCGCCGGCTTCTGGTCCGTGCAGCACGAGTTCAAGTACACCAGGTCGCACCACTCGGGCACCTCGGCGCGCATCTGCGCCCAGCGCTCGGCAAAGTTATCCGGCAGGATGAAGTCATCCTCGAAGATCACGAACTCCTCGTGCCCCTCGCGCCACGCAATCTGCCAGGCGATATGCCACGACAAGACCAGGCACGTCGCGCCGCGGGTCACGAAATAGTCCGAGTGCATCGGGATCTCGGACTTCACCTGCATCGTCTTGCCGAAGATGCCGTAGATGAAATCCAACTCGATGCCGGCCTTCGCGGCCTGCGCGCGGGCGTGCTCGGTGCGCTCCGGGGTCTCGGAGAGCGTGATGCAGTAATACTTCACGCGATGCCCTCCACGCCGCGGTCCTTGCCGAAGGCAAACTTGCCCGAGCGGCGCACGACAGAGCGGTGCAGGAAGTGCGCGTCGCAGAACTCGTCCACCGCGCGCGTCACGCCGGGCCACGCCTGGTAGTCGTCCCCGAACAGAATCCCGCCCTGGCGCAGAAGCGGCCAGTAGTTTGCGAGGTCCGCCTTGCAATCCTCGTAGTCGTGCGAGCCGTCGATGTAGATCACGTCCGCCAGAATTTTTTTCTCGGCCACGACACGCGCTGCGATGGAGGCGGGTAGGGGGAGGGGTATGACGCGATCCTCTAGCCCAAGGTGCTTCATGTTGGAGACGAACAATTGATGCAGCTTAGGGTAGCCAACATCCAAGCGCAGTGCCTCATGCAGCCACTTGTTCTCGCCGTCGTGGCGGTCGTAGTTCTCGAGCGAGCCTAGCCATGTGTCGATGCAAAGCAAAGTCGCATCTAGCCCAAGACGCTTGCAGATCGCCATCATGTTCGCCGCCGAGCGCCCCTTCCACGAGCCCACCTCGATGATGGTCGTGGGGCGCACCGCCGCCAGGACCTGCTCGAACATCGGGTCGTCCGACCCCCAGCCCTGCAGGTCGTGCTCGACTATCTTCGCGCCCGAGTACGGGTCCACCAAAAAGAAATCCCGCCAGTTCATACCACCCCCCGGATCTGCCGCTTGACCGCCTTTTGCCATGTCGGCGCGTACACGCCGCCGCCCGTCGCCGCCTCAGACGCAAAGGTCAGCACGAAGGCGTCCGCCACGTCGGGCGACGCAAGGCCACGGCGCTTCATGTCGTCCTTGCCCTCAAGGCGCAGCTTCCCGTTCGACATGAACGAGTAGCGCGGCGAGGATAGCTCATTCACCAGGCGCTCGTCGCGCGGCAGCTTGCAGTCGCGCGCCTCGAGCCACGCCTTCGCCTTGCCCCAGAGCTCCGCGCGCAGGTTCATGTACTGGCCCTTGAAGGCCGGAGACTCGCCGACGTTGATCCCGCGCGCCGGCAGCTTCAGCTCCCGCAGCCGGTCCACCACGCCCGCGCCAAGGCCGATGCTGTCCACCAGGATCTCGACCGGGCGGTCGCGGTGGTCGGTGCTCTCCCACTCGTGCATCACCGCCCCCGTCAGCGCCATCAGGTCGAGGCCCCTCCATGTCTTCACCGGCGCCACGACCACGTTCGCCTGGCGCTTGCATAGCGCCGAGGAGTCCGCGCCGAAGCGCGCCACGTCCAGCCCCCAGAGCACCGGCGCGCCCGGGTTCTGCACCACGTCACGGTCCACCGCCGACTGGGCGAGCTCAAGCCCGATCAGGGTGTCGTCGTCGGCCACCGGGAACTCGCCCAGCACGCGCACCCGGTAGGCGTTGCTGCCCTCGCCGTAGCGGCTCGACATCTCGGCGACGTAATCCTCCGAGACCCGGGGCGAGTCGAGGCAGCTGACGTGCAGGTTCTTCCACTCGCCGGACAGCCGGTGGAAGGTGTCGTAGAAGTAACCCTGCGTCCGGGTGGGGTTGCCGAGCAGCAGCGTCGTGGCGTTGTGGCCGGACATCGAGCCGCCCGCCGACTCGAAGACCGCCTCGGATACGCCCGGGGCCTCGTCCACCACCAGCAGCACATACTCGGCGTGGATGCCCTGCAGGGCGTCCGGCTGCTCCGCGCGGCTGGTGCGCGCCGAGATGAAGGCCTCCTCCGGGCTCGCCTTCAGCTCGATGCGGTCGGACTTGATCTCGAGCAGCTCGGCCACCGCCGGCGGCAGGAGCTTGGCCCACCGGCGGCACTCGCCGAAGAGGGCGTCGAAGAGCTGCGAGGCGGTGGGGGCGGTGACGACCACCTTGACCGGGACGCGGGTGAGCATGAACCAGAGCATGGCCCACGAGGCCACGGTGGACTTGCCGGTGCCGTGGCCGGAGCGGACGCTGATCTTGCGCTCGCCGGCCGCCAGAAGCTCTAGGAGGCGACGCTGCCACGGGTCTGGGGTTACGCCTAGGACCTCCTCCACGAAGGCCACAGGGGCCGCGTGGTAGCGTTTGACGAAGGCGAAGTACGGGTTTTCAGAATTTTTCATACGGTCCGTGTGGGGTTACGCAAGCGCCGACCCCCCGGCGGGGGCCACCCCCCGGGGGGGGGTCTGGCGGGCGGCCGGAATCGCCCGGCGCCCCGACCCTAGGAGAATCAAGCACTTACGCGCGCCCCCGTCGTTGAGGGGGGGGATTGTCCGCAGGGCGGTCACAATCGCCCCGATTTAACATAATGGGTGTTATACGCACTACGCGCCGCAACCCCTTGCGAATCAAGCACTTGCGCCGTGCGTGCGCTTGCGCATCGGTGCCCGAGCGCGTGCTGATCGCCAGGCCGTGAGTTATCCACAGGTTATCCACAGGTTATCCACAGAGTTATCCACAGGCCGGTTCAATGAGTCACGCGCGCGGGACCGTCGGCGTCGATGCGTCATCTGTCAGCTTTTCGGGTTCCTGCACGCTCACGGTACGCATCAGGTCGCGCACCGCAGCAAGGTGCAGCGCCGTCGTGTCGGTGATACGCACGTCGCTCTGGATCTTGTTTCCCCAGCGCTTCGGGTCCATCCGTTCGGCCAGCCATTGCCTCGCACCCATCGCAACCTTCGCGGCGTTCGGGTCGATCTGTTCCTGCTCCACTTGGTCGGCCAGCGCCTCAATGCGCTCCGCGTTCGCCAGGGCACGCGCAGT